ACAACTGGACTCTAGCGGAAACCTCCCTGCAATAAACGGTTCTGCTCTGACAGGCATACAAGGATTTTCGTATGCATCAACATTAGCATTTGGAGATTATTAAATGGCTGACACATTAGAAGAAATTTATAAAGCAACGGTTACTGAAACTGATTTTAATGCAAGTGGTGAAGCTACTATTATTACTACTGACGCAAATACTCGCTATGCAATTAAAGATGTTCAAGTAAAGCAAGGAAGCTCAAATAATTTAGTTGCCGATTTACTTGTTAATGATGTTCCCGTTGCTAACGTAACAAGTTCTGCAACTGGTAATGAAATAATAGGAACATCATCAACTGTAAAATTAAAAACAACTACATTTCCATTAACATATGAAGATGTTTATTTTGGATTTATAGCTAATGTTTCTCCTTTTCGTATAGACAAAAACATTAAGGCTTTTGTTAATGGTGTAGAAGATACTGGAATTGGCAATATATCTGCAAATGGTGAAGTGCCGTATGGCACTGTAAATGAAAATGATTTCTATGCTCACTATCAAGTTCACAATAATATTGCTGTGCGTATTAGAGCAAATAATAACTCGTCAACACACGTGCATGTTTATAATTCATCGAACACACAAGTATTTTCAGAAACAACTTCTTATGCGCCTAAAGCATTCGATCAAAAAAGATATATTTATTGGTTACCTTCTGGTTCAAATTTTAAACGATACGACACACAGACAAACACTACGAGTAATATAGCTTATCTTGGCTCTGCGAGCACTTCGTCATATGCAAGGCTGTGTTATGCAGGGAGTGATTGGTTTTGGGGTTCTCCTCAGTATAATGGAAGTTCCGTAGGTGATAGACCATACATATACAACGCTGCTTCAAATACATGGCTAGATGCTAGTAACGGAAATAGTGCTAATAATACTTATGGGCAAGGTAGTGACCCAATGTGGGCAGTCTACGATGGACTAACTCATATTCATGTTATCAGAGTAAATAATGAAAGTAACTGGACTAGATATAAAGTTGATATTTCAACTGGTACTGTTAGTAGCCTTACAAGTTTTGGTAGTGGTAATATGCCAGTTAATATGTGGTCTGTTCAACAATGGATGGACACATTTGATAACAAATTATGGTATTATTCTAATGGTGGTTATCTATCTTATTTTGACCCAACTGATGATAGTTTTAATGAAACAACACTTAACTTTTCATCTAACTCTCCAATAGGAGGTAGAGGTCATATATTTATAGGTCGATCAACTCCAAGCACTTCTACTATTTCGGGGAGAACTTATACAGTAGCTCCAAGCGCAACATACAGAATTACTGGCGTTAAATCAGATTAGTAAAGGAAACAAAAAATGGCATTAACAACAGTACCAACTACAACTTCATCGGGTACAACAGCATTAGCACCTAAAGGTATAAATATAATGAAACAAGGGACAGCTAGTCAGGTTTTGTATACTGTTCCAGTAGGTAGACGATTTAAAGGTCATATATGGACTAATGGCCCAAGTTATTATGGGAGACTTAATGATAACAATATGCATGTAGGTTATAGTGCTTCTTATTATCACATAAATCCACTTCCAATAGAGCTAGCAGCAGGGGATGTAGCAAAAGCCTCTCCAACAGCGAGTGATTATTCTCATATACAAGGAATAGAGTTCGATGTCTGATACATACACTGCTAATGATGATGGTTCATACTCTGTTGTTAGCGAAGATGAATTATCATTTATTGAATTTGGAAATACAAACCCATCAACTGGTGCAATCTGGTTAAACGAAGAAGATGTAAAAAGTTTTGTTGCTACCTATCCGAATGTTTGGACATTTTATTCTTCTATGCCTACACAAGAAGAACAAGATGCAATGACAGCCTCTAACAATCGTATGAAGCGCAATGAGTTACTTGCAGCGTCCGATTGGACACAGTTCAACGACAGCCCACTAACAGATGAAGCCAAGACTTCTTGGGCGTCCTATCGATCCTCGCTGCGCTCGTTGCCGGAGCATGAAAACTGGCCGTCGCTCGAGGATAGCGATTGGCCGTCTGTACCTAGTTGATTTATACGTCTGACACAGGAATACAAATGAGTAAACCGACATTAGCCAGTTTAGATAAACGAGTAGTAAAGGTGGAAACGCAACTAGAGGAGCGTTGGAAGGAAACCATACTTAGGATCAAGCGTATCGAGACAATTATACTCGGCACAGCTGGCGCTATGATCTTATTATTGTTGTCCATTCTTACGCGGATGTAATGGATCCGGTATCTTGCGTTGCTTTAGCGACAGGGGCGTACAAGACGCTTCGTGCAGCTATTTCGACGGGCAAGGATTTACAAGAAATGTCCGGAACTTTGAGCCAGTGGGGAAAGGCGTTTTCCGATTTTACTAATTTAGAAGAAAGAGAGAAAAATCCGCCTTGGTGGAAACAGACGTTTAAAGGGAGTGATGAAGAAACAGCGTTAGAAATCTTTGCCAATAAAAAAAAGATGGAGCAAATGCGCCAAGAAATTAAGGATCATATTTCTTTCAATTACGGGCCAAGTGCCTGGAAAGAGGTTTTACAGATCGAGGCGCAGATGCGTAGGAAAAGAAAGCAAGAATTGTACAAAAAACAAGAGAGAATAGATGCTGCAATCAACTTTACCATAGGCGCAGTCATTTTTGTAATTAGTGGCGGCATTTTGTTTCTAGGGTTCTACGCTTTGGGCAAGTGGCAGGGACGCTGGTGATGTGGTTCTTGGTCTGGATGCAGTTTGTAGCGCAAGAGTTTTCTTACTTTCAGATCGGCACGTATGGCAGCGAGGAAGCTTGCAAAACGGAAATGGTCAAAGCGCGAGTGCTTATAACGAATACTAATAGTGCGGTTCACTGTTTTGAGGTTAGTCGAGAGAAAAAATAAATGGGTGCTGTACGACAAAAACGGGAAAGTAATCGTGATAACTCGAGATCGAGGGATCGCATTACGGATTGCGAGGCGAATAAATGAACGACTACGACATAAACGGAAACGGAAAGATCGATCCAGATGAACGAGCTATTATGCTCGAGGATCGCCGTCGAAACATGGAAGATATGGACAAAAAGCGTGACGTACAGAGGCGCTTAGTGGTGGCATGTACTGTTGGGATGCTGGCTTACCCTTTGGCAATCCTTTTCGCGTCTTTCGTGGGCTTAGAACGGGCGGCAGAGCTAATTACAGACATAGCGAGTGTCTATGTCATTGGTGCGTCTGGGGTAGTCGCAGCGTATTTCGGGTTTAACATGATGGAGGCTAAAAATGCTACAAGCACTGATCGGGCCAATAACTGAACTTGCTGGGGGTTGGCTTAATGCTAAGACCCAAGCACAGGCAGCTAACGCCAAGCTAAAATTAACAGAAGCAGAAGCAAAAGCTAAAATTTTGTTGTCGAAAGAAACATCGACGGCAGATTGGGAAAAGATAATGGCGCAAGGTACGCAAAACTCTCTCAAGGACGAGTTCGTAACCGTGATTGTGCTTATTCCAGTAATCTTATGTTTCATTCCAGGTTTAGAAGAAACCGTTAAAAACGGTTTTACCCGTCTTTCTGAGTTGCCCGAATGGTATACCTGGCTGGTCTTTACGGTATGCAGCGCGGCCATAGGAATACGCGGCGGCAAACATCTATTTGGTAAGAAATAATGGCAGATTTAAAAGTACCTTTAGCGTTAGTTCTTGCAATGGCCGTTCAGCTAGTAGGTGGTGTTTGGTGGATTAGCGAACAAGCACACCGGATTGAGCATTTAGAAAAGCAAGTTGCAGAAAATATCGAGTGGATCGATCAACTTTATGCAGACACCGAAAGCTTAATAAAGTTTGCAACTTTTACGGAAAATCGTTGGGCGGCTGCGTATGAGGAATACGGCTACACCCGAACTTGGGGAACAAAACCAGTGGAGACAGAATGATGGCAGATAATTTTAAAAAATGCCTTGAGATTATATTGGAAAACGAAGGGGGATTTGTAGATCATCCGCGTGACCCAGGTGGTATGACCAATCTAGGCGTTACTCGAGGTACTTATGAACAGTTTTTAGGTCGGCACGTTACCGAAGAAGAAATGCGTAATCTTACACCCGAAGATGTAGCACCAGTGTATAAGAAAGAATACTGGGATCGATGCCGTTGTAACGATTTAGACAATGGTTTGGCGTTATTTACTTTTGATTGGGCTGTTAATGCAGGGAGTTCTAAGCCAGCAAAGTGTATTCAAAAGTTTGTTGCAGCAAAACAAGACGGTGTGATCGGGCCAAAAACATTAGGACTTGTTGCTGAAAATACGCCTAAAGAGTTAATTGAATATATGTATGACAGTAGGCAGAAACACTACGAAAGCTTGTCTACATTTGATACGTTTGGCAAAGGCTGGACTAGACGAAATAAGCATACGCTCGAGCTTGCATTGGAAATGGCGGATGTCTAACGCCAAGGTACTTAATGAGCTAGAAAACAAGATTGCGGCTGCAAAGCGGCAAAAGAAAGCTATTGAGTGCCGCACAAGCTTTATCGACTTTGTTAAATACACCATGCCAGATGCAGATGATCCCGAAAACATAGACGAAAGTATGTTTAAGGATGCGAAGCACCACAGAGCATTGGCAAAGGTGCTAGAAAAAGTAGAAAAAGGCCATATTCCACGATTAATTGTATCGATGCCGCCAAGACACGGTAAGTCTGAACTAATATCACGGCGTTTTGTGCCTTGGTTGCAGGGTCGAGATCCGTATAGAAACGTGATTTTTGCTACATATAACGAAGATTTTGCAAAAGACTTTGGTGCAGACGTCCGTAACATAATGATGTTGCCACAGTATAAACACGTTTTTCCTAGTTTTGGATTGCGTAAAGGCGGTGCAAGTAAATCGAGAATACAAACTGGATCTGGCGGTATGTCAGTGTTTGTTGGGCGAGGGGGATCAATCACTGGTCGAGGTGGTGACTTTGTTATCCTCGATGATCCTATTAAAGACAGTATCGAGGCGAACAGCCCGACGTTGCGCGAACAGCTATGGCAGTGGTTTACTCAGGTGCTTATGACCCGTCTAATGACTGCATCAGCATCGATTGTTATTGTGCAGACTAGGTGGCATGAAGATGATTTGATCGGTAGACTGACTGACCCCACTAATCCGCACTATAGCCCAGAAGAAGCTGCAAAGTGGAAGATTATAAACTTACCAGCATTAGCAGAAGAAGATGATCCATTAGGCCGAGAGGTAGGCGAACTGTTGTGGCCGGATCGATTTGATATGGAGTTTATGGAAGCGCAGCGGCGTTTGGACTCTCGAGGCTTTAGCGCATTGTATCAGGGTCGGCCTACACCCGAAGATGGTGATTTGTTTCGCAGAGAAAATGTAAAATATTATAATCGCAAAGAATTACCTAAAGATTTGCGTATTTATGCAGCCAGCGATCATGCCGTTGGTGTTGATAAAACAAGAAACGATGCGACTTGTTTATTAATAGTCGGCGTCGATCAGAACGACGATATATATTTGCTCGATAGCTGGTGGGAAAAACAACCTACTGACAAGGTGGTTGATGCCATGCTTGCGCTTATAAAGAAGTGGAAGCCATTAATATGGTGGGCAGAAAAAGGCCATATTTCTAAAGCTATTGGGCCATTCTTGCGTAAACGTATGGCAGAAGAACGTATTTATTGTCGTGTCGAGGAAGTAACGCCAGTAGCCAATAAAGTTCAACGGGCGCAGTCAATACTGGGTCGTATGGCAATGAATAAAGTGCTGTTTCCGAAGCAGTCAGTCTGGACACAAAAGGCCACAGACGAATTATTAAAGTTTCCAAATGGACGTAATGACGACTTTGTAGATACCCTTGCATGGATAGGCATGGGCTTGTCTCGACTTACTACCCCTGGTGGTGGTATAGTTAAAACAAATATTAGGCCGCAAGTTGGCACTCTTGCTTGGGTTAAGTGGGATGCCGCACAACGTCGAAAGCAACAGTTTGAAAATATTAGAACGGGTGGTTGGTAAATGCACGAAGAAATGACGATTACAACGACAGACGTTGACAAACCAGAACCAACAGAACGTCGAAAGGCATTAGTCAATCAGTGGTTAGCGCGGATCAAACATGCTAAAGAGTTTCATAAAAAATCATTTAAAACAATGCAGCGCGATATGGATGCGGCATTAAATGGTTTTGAGGAAACAAAGTGGTCTAGCGAGAATTATGTAGCCAACATTTTACAGCGTCATGTGCAACAAAGAACAGCACAATTGTACGCTAAAAATCCTAAAGCAGTAGCTAAAAGACGTAATCGAATGAGCTATCAGTTTTGGGATGGGACAGCTGAAACACTTGCACAAGCTTTTATGACCTCAGAGCAAGCTGCTCAAGCTGGTATGGCTGTTCCGCCAGCCGCAGTTAACATTATTCAAGATTATACAAACGGTAAAACGCAAAATAAAATGCTCGATAACGTTGCTAAAACGTTAGAAAATCTTTTTGACTATTACATGAAAGAACAGCAACCAGCTTTTAAAGCACAAATGAAAGCATTAGTGCGGCGAGTGATTACTACTGGCGTTGGTTACGTTAAAGTTGGGTTTCAACGTGACGTTGATCGAGCGCCGGAAGTTGCCGCTAAGATTGCAGATGTTCAAGCGCAAATTGATTTTATGCGTCGGGTAGCTGAACAAGCGGCAGAAGGTGAAATACAAGAGGACGATCCGCAAATTGAAGAACTCATGCTTTCCTTGCAAACGTTGCTCGAAGAACCAATGGTTACAATCCGCGAAGGGCTTGTCTTTGATTTTCCAGAAGCAAATTCGATTATCATTGACCCTAGATGCCGACAATTACGGGGGTTTGTTGGGTGTGAATGGGTAGCGCATGAGCTTTATTTAACGCCCGATGAAATAAAAGAAATATACGACGTTGATATGAAAAATGCGTTTAAAACGTATGATATGAAAGGTCGGTTGATTGGGCATGATGATGCAAACAAGTTGTCTACGTCTTACGATGATATATCAGGCGAAGGTGCGCCAAAAGGATTAGCGCAAGTATATGAAGTCTATGACCGTAAAACGGGTGTGCAGTATGTGGTCGCAGATGGACACCCAGATTTTTTGCGTGAGCCTACAGCGCCACCAGTAAACGTAGAAACGTTTTGGCCGATTTTTGCTCTTGTGTTTAATGAAGTTGAACACAAAGATCATTTATACCCACCTAGCGATATTGGTTTGTTGTTGCCGATGCAGCATGAGTACAACCGAGCGAGGCAGGGATTACGGGAGCATCGAAGGGCGAATAGACCTAAGTATGCAGCACCAGCTGGCGTATTAGAGGATAACGATAAGGAAAAGTTAGCAACGCATCCAGCAAATGCGGTGATAGAGTTGCAAGCTTTGGCGGCTGGCCAAAAGGTAAATGATGTTATTCAGCCAGTAGGACAGATTGGAATAGATCCTAATTTGTACGAAGTGCGTACAATTTTTGACGATATTCAATTAGTTGTAGGCGCACAAGAAAGCAGTTTTGGCGGTTTGTCGAAAGCAACGGCAACAGAAACATCGATTGCAGAAAGCGCACGAATGTCGAGCCTTGGCGCAAACGTCGATGAACTTGATAGCTTTATGTCTGAAATAACTAGGGCGGCTGGTCAA